GCCACCTCTAGAGTATCGAGTAACTCAAGCCGAGCACGCCAAAGAGCTCTAGCAAAATCAAGCTCTGCCGCAACTTCAGCTTTAAGTTGATCTCTTCGCGCTCTGGTGAGTACAGCCATCGGCCCAGACTGAGCTTTGGCTTGTCTGGTCAGATCATCAATTGCTCTTCGATCTGCATCATCTTCTGTAAGGATGACGGGTTGGCTGTACTCATTCACAAGCTATCAGGTCAAGCAGTCGGTGACGACATAGCCGAGTGAAGCATCGACGAGCTTAAAGCTGTGTACTTCCTCGGCATAGACATAGCGACGAGTGCGATCATTAGAGTCATACTGACCCGCGACCATTGAGCCATACTCCATGTTGAGCGCTGCAACTGGCATCGCTTTGACATTGTTGCTCTTCTGGACGATTGCATCACTGCCACGAAGGATACCCATGAAGATGGTCTCACCGTTCCAGATGTAGCTCTCTGATGATGTAGCCCCTGGGACTGCTGTATCACGTCGAGCAGACCCGACGAGAATATTGGGGATGCCGAGAACGTCACGGAGTACCTGAAGCACTGCCTCATCGCTGAGGATGCGATTACCTGAAGCGAAACCAGCAGAGCTTTGACCAGCGTATCCTCTGATCTCAGGATTGCGCGCCAATGCTCGGAACACGTCACGACCGAAGATCAAAGAGTCAGGGTTGATCCCGTGCGCGTTTGCGAAGACGGTATCCTTGAGCTCGTGAAGATACGTCAGAGGCTCAGCGCCTGCGGCGTCAAACTTGGTCGATGGCGTATCAGTGTAAGAAGCAAATGCAGTCGTAGCATCAAAGAGAAGATCAGCCGCGCGCTTCTCTTTCGCGAGCTTCATGACTCGAGCAACCTTCTTGGCGATGCGCTGCTCTTCACTCCCAGGGTATTGAGAGTCGAAGATATCCTCCATCGCGATAGAGTCTTGAGCGCTGTAGATTTTAGCCTTGAAGGTGGTTGAGCTTCGATCAAAGCCGCCGATTGAAGTACGGCTAGCCCCTGGGGCTCTCTCGAGGTCAAGCCCAGCACCAGCACCCATAAAGTTTCGAGTCTCCTCGAGAAGAAGAGTGCCCGAACGCTCGGGAACCTTGATAGCTTCGAAGCACTTATCAGCGATGAGTTGGTCATCACTTGGGACGGCTTCAACAACTAAACTGGAGAGGATTTCATCTACTGGATGAAGATTTGAATATGAACTGGCCATGGTTTACTCCTTAAGCTCCAGTGTAATTCGGCCCAGTGAATACGACCTTGATCTGGTCTCCATCAGCTGGTGAATGGTGGTTAATGTTTGGAAGGATGCGAGCAATAGCGAAGTTTCCGCTACCCAATACCAACGGAATAAGATTTCCGTTAGCCTCTGCCATCAAGAGAGAGGTAGTCTCAGGTGCAATAGCAGCTCCAGCAATAGCGCGGGTCACTCCATTGATGACGACTTCAACAGAGTCACCAGCAGAGCAAGCGCGCTGAGCGATACCGACGCATGAGTCATCAGTAGCAGCATCAGTGATGACGATCTTTCCGTCAGCGTTGACAGAGACCGCTGCAAATTCTGTGATGGCTTCAGCAGCCACGAATGAGAAAATATTATCTGTATTAGCCATGATCAGCCTCCAAACGCTTGAGCATAGTTATCGGGATTAGTGGTTCTATACATTGTGAGCGCTTCGCTATAGGTCACGCTCTTTTCGGTCGCGAGAGCCTTGATGGCCTCGTGTACGGTCGCTTTATTGATCTCTTGACCGCTGGCCCCGTGCCCAATCTGGCCGAGTGGAACACTTGAAGCAGGTGAGCGCTCGGTGAACATCTGCCAAAACTCGGGCTGAACCTCGCGAAGCTCAAAAGCCTTGGCTACAACTGTTTCTTCAGCTGGCGTGATGCGTCCGCTCTCCAGAAGCTCACGCACTGCTTGACGCTTCTCAATGTCGCGCTTCTCGGCCTCTAACATCTCAATGCGAGCACCAGAAGCGGCGAGCTGCTCGCCGAGCTTGATTGTCTGAGCCTCAAGATTTCGGATCTGCTCTTTGAATAGCTGGTGACCTGACTCACTGAGTGACATCTGAGCTTTCTTTTTCTCTTCGTCCTCATCTTGAGTCATAGCTTGAGGCTTCTCTTCGTCCTCTGGCTTGTCCTCAGTAGCAAGCGCGGCTTCACTCTCAGCCTGCATATCTTTAATCTTTTGCTCGAGCTCTAGAACCATCTCATGCTTAGCAGCAAGAGCAGCTTTGAGCTCCTCAACAGACATAGACTCGATATTGTCCATCTCTTCTAGCCTTTCGTTTAGGGTAACTCGGTCTATCCTGTCATGGCTCTGAGCAGGCCGAGGGGTTAAGGTGATGGCCAATAGCTGAGCATCACCGATTTTTTCACCGCCAGCACGGTCGAAGACCTCACCAGCTAGGAACTCAGGAGATGACCAGAGAATACCGCCGGCATTCTTGACCACGTCTAGACCTCTCTCGTTGTAGGCTGGCGTAGCATAAAGGCCATCCTCTCTAAGCTCGAGGTCAACGATCAACCCAAGCGCGTTTCCGCTTTC